AATGCATCAAGTTTATCTTCTTCTTCTTCACTCATAATTGCTTCCCACTTTGCACCTTCTGGATGAGGACAAGATGATGATAAAGATCTAGTCTTAAATGTTAAAGAACATCCACATTCATTGCAACAAGGAGATGTGCCTTTTACTGCACATTTTTTTCCTTTAAGTTCACAATTATTGCAGACCTCATATCTCATTTTTGCTACTTCTTCTACAAACTCATCTCTAATAACAGAATTTTTAATTCCTTCAAGTATTCCCTTTCTATTTTCCCAAAGTGTTTTCAGTACTGCTTTCATATTTGGTTTTTTTAAAATTTGTTTTTTTAAGTTCTTGTTCTGTAATTTTTTGTTCTAATAAAATTAAAAGGTTTAGTTTAGTTTCTAAACTTTTTTTATTATAGTATGCTGCAAAAGTTGAAGTATCATGGCTTTGTAAAATCTTAGTGTATCTTGGTATAGCATTTCTTACAAGTTTTGGTCTTGCAACAAATTGTCCTAAGCCTTCTACATTAATTCTTGGAAAAACTAAATTACTTAATAACTGTCTAACCTCATTATAATAAAACTCTACCAATTCCTCTACTAAAATATTTGATATATCTAATTCTTCAGATATATCCTTATAAAGTTTATTGGATTTCTTTGGAATCATTTCCTAAAAATTTGTAATCTAATAATATAGTACCTTCAGTTTGAATTTTTAAATCTGGATTAAGAAATATTATTTTTTTATTTTCTTTATCTTTTACAATAAGATTGTTTTTTTCTGCTTTGTTAATGCAGTTTCTTACTGTTTGTGGAGACTTAAAAATTGTTTCTTCATCTGAAGATGCATCATAACAAAAATGTGTTAGTTCTATTGGTTGATTAAAACTTAAGAGTGTTAGACAATTTAAATCAGAGTTACTCATTTCAATCTCATTTATATAACAATGAGTAAGTATTTGGAACTTAACTACATTCCATTTAGGCATCATAACTTTTTTTTGTACTTGGTTTACTAAAGCCATAATTATTCTCTTTTTAGTTTTCTTTCTCTTACTGGGTTTTCATTAGCACCTTCTTTTTTAGTATATCTTTCTTCTGTTTCAAATTCTTCAGGATGTTGCATTTGATACATTTGCATAGAATACTGAGTATCATATTGAAATCTTTTATATTTAAATTCTGATATTTCAGCTAATAATTTTTCATACTTATGTTGTGCTTCTAAAAAAGGAACAGCTTCTTCAAAAAATTCTTTCATTTCTTCTTTTCTAGCAACTAATTGTTCAGGAGATAAAGCTTCCATTTCTTCCTGTTGATTTACATTTTCCATTGTTTATATTTTTAAAGTTTAAACAAATATACTATAAAAGTTTAAATAAAAAATATTTAAACAAAAAAAATCCAGATAAATTAAATTACCTGGATTATTATAGCTTAAATAAGAGTTTTATTTTTTAGTTTTAATAATCCCTCCTTTTTTTTGTTTTTTCTTAAACATGTTACTTACAGTTTTATTTGTAAGTTCTGCAATACCTAAACCTACTGCACCTGCCCCTGCTGCTATTTTAGCACCAAGACCTAATTTTTCTCCAGTATTTCTAACTCTAAATGTTTTAGTTTTTCCACATTTAGGTCTTCTTCTACGTTTTGGCCAACCATCTACCATAACAGTCTCCATACAAGGATCATCTGATGATCCTCCTGTTTCATAACTTTTCATAGATCTAATGATTTGATTTTTACTATCTTTCATAATTATCTATTTTTAATTGTCCAATTTAATATTGTCAACATGTAAAATTCTCTAGAAATATCTATTTCTAAAGTAAATACATCTACTGAAGATAGTCTAAATCTTATAGATATCTTATCCCATTGTTTTGTTGCTGATTTCCAGCTGTTTCTAAATTTCATAATTGTTTATTTAAATGGTAAATACTTAGTTGCTCCTCCAGCTTTTACTGCTTTAAGGATTTGTTTTCTTTGTTTTCCTGTAGATTCATAAGATACATGAACCCAATCAGGATTTGTATCTGTTCCAAATTCCCAGATCATTTGATCAAAGTTTAAATTTTCTTTAATAAAATCAAAGATTTGTTTATTAGTAATACTTGTACCATCCATATCAATATCAATTGCTTCACCCTGGCAATGTTGTGATGACAAACTTCCCCCTACCGCAGTATTCAAGGCTTTGCTTCTGTAGCCAGATGAAATATGAATAGGAACTCCAAAGTGTTCTCTAATTGGTTGGAATACATTCTCAGCTAACTTCTTAAAGTTCTCAATGTGTTCAGGAGTTGGCATATTGCTAATTCCTTTTCTTTTAGCAGTCTCACTTCTTGTTACTTCTGCTAATGCTAAATTCTTACTTAATTGCATGTTTTTTATTTTTTTTGTTAAAATTTTTTATTATTTATCTGATTCTATTTCATCTTGATTGTTTGATTGGTTACTTGCAAATTGATATCCAAACACAACAAGGACAATGTTTTTAATTAGGTCAAATAAGTCATGTCTCATAGAATCATCCATTAGTTTAACATCCCAGCTTACTAACATATCAACTATAAAAACTCCTAAAAGTGCTGCTAATACCAATGCAACATATCTAGTTAGCCATTCTTTCTTTTTTAAGTGTTTAGGAATTTGATTATTAACATACCAAACTATACCCAAAATAAAACCTAATGATAAAATTACTCCTAGTACCATTAAAAATCCACCTGATGAATACATATTTTTATTTTATCTTATTTATATCATCTTTGATATCCTTAGCTCTTGCAAATAATAACTTCATTGATTGCCATAGGTCTATTCCTTTTACTACTTTGTAGTTCTCATTGATAGACATTACCTCTATACTAGATAATACTAGAGCTACTACTTTAGTAAGCATGAATGGTACACTGAAAAAAGTTAGTATGATATCATTAAGAATAAATTTATCTATTAAAAAGAACATAATCACAGTAACCTCATAAAGTGCTAGCTTGCTGATTATAGATGAGAGCTTTCTACTAGTTATTTTCTCTTCTAATTTATTTGCTTTCCAAATTCCCGTAAAAGTATCAATAGCTATTAATATACCTATCATTATAAGTATACCACTTATTGGTAAAAAGAATGCAAGGCAAATAGATATTAAAGTCAAAAGTTCTTGTTGTATAGATATTAATAATAGTGTTAACTGTGTTTTCATAATAAATAAAGTTTAATCAGCTTGTATCCAAAGTATATAAGTAGTATTATAAATAGTATTACCCCTAGTACAGCAAAGAAATTTACCCACCATGGAATGTACTTTATCTTCTCTGGCTTTAATGTTTTAGTTACCACTTTAGTGTGGTACACATCATTGCCCTTAATTGTTTTATAGATTGTATGAACTTTAGCTTTTGTATAATAAACATTATCTTTAATCTTAGTTTGTACACTTACTAAAGTACCATCTTTGTCTCTTAAGTCCTCTCTTAATTTAGATATAACATTACCTAAAGAATCACAATATAAAGTGTCAATTAAAGTTACTGTTTCTCCTGGAATTACAATTGTAGTATCTTTAATTTGTAATACAGTTACAGTACTATCTTTTTGTACACATAGTGGGCAATACTTAGCCAGCCTTTTTTCCAAAGAACAAGAAGACAATAAAATAAGTAATATAACTAGGTACTTCATGTTATTAAGTTGTTAAGTTTGCTAATTCTCCGGGTGATAATGCAGTTTGCCAAAGTCTAATATTAGAAATTGTATCATTTAATAAACCAAAACCACCCGAAGAACTTCCTAAATTTATATTAGTTAAAGGATTTGGAGCAGCAGCAGCAGTACCCGTTATTAAAGGGTTAGTATTTACTGTAATATTATATGTTGTAGAGCCACCTACTATTGTATAACCTAATGCTATCTTTGCAGTGCCTATAGGAAAATTTCCTAAACTTACTCCCAAACCATTAAAAGATATATATAAAGTAGTAAATTGAGTCCAAAAAATTATTCTTTGTAATTCTGTACCATTTGATATTGTCAATAATCTTCTTTCATCTGCATTGACCCTTAAATTACCCGCCCAAAATATTGTTCCTTGAGTCTGACCTATCAAACTACTTATACCTGTCTTACTAATCAAATCAGCATTACGAATTCCTGTAGCTGCAAGTGTAGGTATGTAAGATGTTGCATTTGAACCCGCTTCAAGTTGAGCGCCCCAAAGTAGTACATCAGCAGTTTGGTTTGTAGGAGTAGTATATGTACCTCTTGTTTCTACTATAAAGTTTGTGCTAACACCAGTAGCAATACCATTTACAACATATCTTTGCCAATCAGCAGTAATAGTAATAACTAAATTTGTCGTTCCATCTGCCGCAATTCTTAATTGTTTACCAACTTCAGATGGAGAAAAAGCTTTAACATAAATACTTTGAGAATAACTTGTTCCAATAGTTGTAACAAAACTTCCTTGTACAATATATGAGCGGTCTATTATTAAAGGTCCACCACAATTAAATTGAACTCTATCAGCAGTCATTGTTCCATCAGGAGCAGTTCCTGCATTTGCAGT